CGTTTTCCCACTCATATAGGCGTCTTTGCAGCATGTCCAAATTCAATAGTACTGCTCTAACCTTACTCAGTATATCAACCTCGTCTGATAGTGAGGGTTTCCTACTTATTATACTTGGTATTGCTCTCCACCCGTATCCCGATATTTCACCGTTTTCGTATGACTTCCTCAGGTACTCACTCCTGTCTTTTGACATGTATGTTTTGGGTTTGTTTATTTCATTACCTGATTTATCAAAACCATCTATGAAGTGCATTGCCAATAGTTCACTTTTATATACTGCGTGTGAGTCATCCCCTTGTACATATCTTGATAGTGGTGACCAGTCTTTATTATCATTCTTATATGATAGAGCTATCTGTGACCAAATGTCGTTCAATAGGCTACCAACTAATGATGTTATTCTTGTTCCCGATTGTAACCCGTGTTCTAGTTTAATCACGGTCCTTGGTACTGGCCTCTCACTATCGGTAATTTCCAGTGTGAACTCCGCGTTCTGAACCATGTGTAAGTATTTATTCCTGTATTCTTCTGGAATTTTTGACCTTGCTGCAATAACTTCTTGAATGGTATTCATTTCAATCATTGCACAACTTCTATCAAAATGTGCAATGTCACATGGTACTTTGTAGTTGTCCATTCTTGTACTACCTGCTATATCTAACATGAAGTCCAGTTCCTTATACCTCCGCGCTGCCAGTGTAAACTTTTGTTCATGTAGTAGTTCTTTACCCAACCTATATACCATCCATGATTCTATTAAGTATGTTGCTAAATCACTATTAACCGCTAGTCTTACTTTACCAATTTCACTTTTAAGTACTGCACTTGATTGGCTAATAGTTACTGAGTTAACATACTCAACAATTTCTTGTGTAGTCATTAGTTCCGCAAATTGTGACTTTGTAACTCTAATTTTTTTGCCTTCCTTGTCATACACATCAAATTTGCTTCTTTTGTCTGTTTTTGTACTCCCTTGTGTCGCCCAAAGGTCCCTATCATTTATAAAATCAAAAAAAGTTATGTCATTGACAACCTGCCAGTCATTTTTAGTTGCTGCTTCTTCAACATAGTTCCTAAATACCGTGTCATAACCATCTGGTGTCCATTCCACACCGTTGAAAAACCTTTTAGTTATTTTGCCCTCAAAGTTTGACTTTGCTGCCTCCAACATGTCTTCACTTAGTTCCGGATAAACTGGGTAACCTATAAATGACGCTATTGACACATAGTTCCGCCACCTTTCGGTAAATTGTTGTCCTGCTGATTTCGCCACAGTATCAACTATTTTTAAATTATCTGCTGTTACTTGCAGGTCCTTACTTAAACATCCTATTAGGTATACAAATCTAATAGTTAGCCACAGTTCCTTCACATACAAATAAACAAACAGTAAGTTATTTTTAACCTCCATTTGTGAGTCGTTAAATAATAACATGATACAATTATCCGTTTCATTTCCACAAGTTAATACTTTTGTTGCCAGTTTTAACCTGTTCCTGGAAGTAAACCCCCTTGTATCTTTACCATTGTTAAAATTTGGTAGGTAAACCTGTGCATCTGGTGTTTTAATTGCTTGTTGTCGTACTATCTTCGTCCTTATTTCCATTATCTGTTGGGCCCCGTAGTTTATATTATCTATTGTTATTACTTGTGTATTTTTAACGTTTCCTGTTGCCACGCCTAATATTTGTTTATCACCTGAGAGCACTCTTGACACAATATATGCATTATCATACATAATATTGTATAAAAATATGGCAATCTTGGTGTCTTTATATAAGTAGAAACAATTTACAATGTTGTCAGTTATACCATCAATTAAAATATCAAACACCTGACATAATGTTTGATAGTAATCGAAAACGCCCTTTACTGCTGTATTGAGGATGGAGCGGACGATTTGTTTCCATCCTCTAATTCTTTTTTTGAATCAGTAATCATGGCCAGGCCCTTTACTTTCCTATATTTAGTAAAGATATTTGATCTTGGTAATGTGTACAATGTACTTAACTGTTTTATGATTCGTGATGAATCTGAATAACCTATAACCTGTGACTTAGTACCCTTGAAAAGCTGGAATGAGTATGCTGAATAAGCATTTAATTCGGCTATCATTGTTGACCTTGCTATTATGTCTATTGCCACGTTAACACAATTTAGTGTTGCTGAGCCACAGAGAGTGTATATACCATCGCCTCCACCCGGAAATGCCGGTGCAGTATATACCTCTGTTTGTGGTTGACCTAATCTATTCACCATAGCAATGGTTGCACCAGGTATACCCAAATCAGACACAATAATAAGTGTGTTCCTAACATCTTGCCAGTCTGGTAGTGCATCATCTGCCAAATTCATTGCCCAGTCAAGTTTTACTGGTTGCTGTGTGTACACGATACCACAGACACTAAATGACGTTGTTA